CTGCACGGACGGCCCTGATACGCGGTCGATTGAACGCAGCCCGCAGTCGCAGATAACGGTTCGTCAGTCGTAGGGGATCAGCTTTATCGGTTGGCCGGTAGGCATCCGTCGTTTCACCGGTTGCCCGCGCGGCCATCCCCAGGCCGTGCCACACCTTGGCGCTCAGCGTACGTTCGTGCATCACACCACCAGCACCACACCGCCGCTACCCAACGCTGGCCCGGGTGGCACACCCATGAAGCCGCACAGCCGCCGCCGCCAGTCATCTAGCAGTCTTGTGCGGTCACGTACCTCGTCGCGGTTGTGTGTCCACACCCCGGCCTGATCGGTGTCGAGGTTCCCGGCAGCTTCTGTCACCGCCCGCTCGAGCCCCGCTAGCGTGGGTAGGAAATGCCGCACGACTACCTCCTCCGAGGCGGACAACCACAGAAGGCGGTACTCCAGCAGCCCATACACTTGGTAATACCGCCACCCCTGCAGCAACCCGCCCACACCGTGTGCAGGATAGCCGCAGAAACGGCGTATCTCGGTTTTCTCGGCCTCGCTGAACGCCATGCCGTCGCTCCCGTCCCACGAATGCCGAACACCAGTTCCGCCGGCGGACCGCGCTGCTTGCGCCGTCCGCCGTGGCCCGCCGTCAGCCGATATGCTCAATCATCACCGCCCGTTTGAAGGCGGCGTTGGTTGCGGTTGGTATCGTGGTCGGCGATGTCGTGGTGTCCGACGGAGTGCAGAACCCGCCGATCCAGTACCAAGACTGTGCGATGATCTGCTGCAACCGGTCGATCGGCTCGCGTGTCACCATCGCCACCCCATCCACCACCGAGATAATACTGTCCTTCGGCGCCACGTCGGCCGCCGCCAGCCCGGCATAGTCACCCTCGATCAACGCTCCTTTGCCGCACACGATCGGCCGCCGCACCACCGCCCCGGCAAGGGTCGGATGCGGCTGCACATATGCTTCGGTCGTCGGGATGAAGCGCAACCCCAGGAAGTCGTTGATCATCCCCTTGCGAAACACCTGGTTGGCCGAGGTGGCACCGATGAACAGTTGTCTGAAGTCGTTATCCGCGAACAGCTGCCGGGCCGAAACGGGATCGACATAGCAGTTGAACACGCCGTCGATCTCCGGCACCGCGTTCATCCGCAGCAACGCCACCGCATTCAGCAGCGCCGCCATGGTCAGCGTATCTCCGGTTTGCAGTGCGGTCGTGTTGTTGCGTGCGTTCGGTCGCACCACAGCACTCGCCGTCGCCGCCGTCACGGTATTGAGCATGGTGGCATCGGCCACCGTCACCGCGCCGGAAAAGGTCAGCGTTCCCGAGACGCCGCCCGGCGTGGTCGACACATTCACCGCGTCGACGCTCGTCCCCACCAGGGTGTAGGCATCCGACCCGACGGTCACGGTCAGCGACGCAGACCCACCCACTGGTGTCTGCACGCCGTTGACGAACGTGGTCTGAAAACCACGCACGTCGTCTACCGCCACCGTCAGCCCGGGCGATGCCAGCGTGGTCCGCACCCAGGTATTGCCGCCGAAATATGCAGCGAACAATGCGTTACGAGCCAGTTCGTCCAGACTGCGCGCGGCCTGCTCGCCATTGGTCGCCGCGTTCAACAGGAACTGGCTGGCGATGCCTACGCGGCTGGTCACCATATTCAGATCGGTGGTGGCCGCATAATGGTTGATCGTGATGGTGTACTGTTCGACGGAGAAGGTCTGCGGCGTCAGACCGTTGTCCAGATTGGTGTTGGTCGAAGGGACGACCGGCACCGTCACGCTTGGCTTCAGTCCGGCACGCGTCTTGGTCAACGTTTCGCCGATGCCGACCGCGAATTCCTCGCGGTCCGCCACAGCACGATAGCCGAGGCGGCTGCGCAGGGCTTCCTCGAACTCGCGTTCGAGGAAGCCCTGCTGGATGATCGACTGCAGTGCGGCGGGAAAATTCTGGATGCCCATGCTCTACTCTCGTGGTTGCACGATCCCCGGCGCCCATCGCCGCGGGGTCCCGGTCGGTCCGTCTGTCGCAATCTTTCAGCGCCGGCGCAGCAGATCGGCGCGCGCGGCGAGCCACTCTTTGGTCGTCATCTGAGTGGCCAATCGTGTCCGTGGTGGCTCCGCCGGCGGCGGCGTTGCCGCACTCGACGCACTTGCACCGGCGAACAGCCACGGCTTGGTCCGGCGTAGCGACTGCATCAGCTCTGCCGCGCCCTGCACATCTCCGGCCTCGTCGACGGTAAGCACGCTGGTGTCGACCAACTTTAGCCCATCGAGGTCCACTATCCTGGCGCGTAGCGCCTCGGCCTTTAACTCCGCGCGAATCAGCCGCTCGCGACTCTGTGCTTCCATCTCCGTAAGGCGGCGCTGTAGTGCCACGGCACGCGCCTCCGCGTCCTCAGCCGGCACGCTCTGCAGGTCGTCTTCGCTCATGGGATCCTCTCGGCTGCGATCCGCGCCAACTCCGCTGGGGCGTCTTCAATGTCATAGACGTCAGCAATGGATTTGAGTGCGGTTTGTCTCGAGATGGTGCCGCCGGAAGCCAGCACGCGCAGCGTCTGTGCGTCGCGCAGGCGGTCTTCTGCCGTCGGCGGGTACCATCGCGGCCATTTCAGACCAACCCGTACCGATAGATCGAGCGGCGGAATCTGTTCTTCATACGTGCGCAGCGTGTAGCGATTGGAAGCGCGGATCACCATTCTCGCCAGTTCCAGCAACCCGGTACCGTAGCTGACTCGGAGGTTGTCGGCGAGCCACACCAACCCCTGGTTCATCAGTTCCAACGCGCGCCCCGACTGTGCCGCTGACAGCCGCTCCGCCGAGGCGCGGTTACCGTGCACGCCCTCCAGCGCCAGCTCGCGCAGAGTGCGCACATATTCGATCACTGCCGCCGCCGCGGTACCATTGATCTCCAGCAGTTTGGCGTCACCCTTTTCGGACACCACCAACGCGTTGCCACCACCGCGGACCAATTCACCGTCCATCGCTGCCGGTTCGCGCACGAGCAGCGTAGGATCCGAGCTGTATTTCAGTCCGCGTCCTGCCTGACTGAGCTGGTAGTCGATCTCGATCGCAGTCTCGATCGCCGGTCGGAAGGTGCAGGCACCGTCCACACCGTCGCCGCCTGGCAGGTTGCGGATCCATACCAGTGGCACGAAGCCCAACCCGTGCCGCACCGTTCGCACCACGTCGACCACTGGGATGCATTGCTGCCCCACCGGCCACGGCTCATACCAGGTCTCCGTCTCGGTGTCCCAGCACCGCATGAACCAGTACATGGAGGTGTCGTCGCTCAGCACATGGCCCTGCGTCGCCAGTATCCGACCTGGCACCTTGTACGCCTCGGTCAGGCTCAGTAGCGTGTCGGGTTCTTCCGGATCCCAACATGGCGTCAGATACGCGGAATCGAGCACCTGAAGAAACACGCGCCCACGCAGTACCCTCAGTTGGATCGCCACCGATCCCACCGAGCCACGCAACGCCGCGTCCAACATCACCCGGTTCAGTCCGGTCTCTTTGGCAATATCGGCCAGCGCCGCGCGTACTGTTGCGTCCTCGCTGTCCAGAGTCGGGAAGTGCCCCTCGCCAAACACCAGTGACACGCTGTCATCCACCACAACGCGCGCCAGCGGATAGCGTACTGAAGGTCGACGGGACCTGAGGGGGATGTACTCGCCACCCGCGCTGCGTTCCTCGTGGAACTCATAGGGCAGTACGTCGTACAGGCGGCCTTCCAGTACTCGTTTCAAAATTTCCAGCCGACGGGTACGTTCGCTGTAATCCGGATCGACCGGAATCATTCCGCAGATAGTCTCGTACATCGCTTCCTGTACCTCAGCGGGGCATAATCGACAGGTGCAGGCGCCGCGTTGGCGGTGGTGCATCAGTCAACATCGAGAAGGCGCGAGACAATGCGTCCACCTGATCGTCCTTGCGTCCATGAGGAAAGTCACGCAGCTCGTCCAGCAGCGCCCGGTTCCACTCGCCGCGCAGTAACCGCAGATTCCCGGCTTCCGCCTGTGCCGCCACCGGCAATGCGCGCGTCAGCTTGGCCCCCGTCTCGGGGGAAGCGACCACCCGATGCCCAGCCAATCGCGCTGCCAACCACGCCACCTGGTGCTTGCCGGCCTGGCCCGGGTCCCGCGGGAGACCGATCGGCACGGCCCGTCCATCCTGGTGCGCGGTCGCCACGATCGCCTCCTCAACTTCGTGGGGGCCGCCGCGCAACCGTACCACGTCGAGCACCATGAAGCGGCCTGACGGTTCGCGTCCGAGTCTCAGTCCAACCGTCCAATCGGGATCGCGCCCGTCGCTATCCGCGGTCGCCGCCAGATCCCAGGCGCGTACGCTGCTTAGCTCCGCCACTGCTTCGACCACATCGATCCGCCTGACCGGGAACAGCGACCCGTCGTCGCGGCGCGGTGATTGCTGGAATAGTGCCGCCCATACCCGGCCGCCCACGAGTATTCGTTTACGTTCGAGCGCAGCGCGATCCTCCCATTCCGGCCACAACGCCTCGCCCGGAGCCCGTCCGAGTGGATCGTCAGCCTCTGCAAGTGCTGGCAGGCGCAACACCGTCCAACCATCATCGGCCTCTAGCAGCCGCCCGCCCAGATCGTCGGGATGCCAACGCGTCATCACCACCACGATCCGTGCCCCCGGCCGCAGCCGGGTCACCAGGTCGCTGCGGAACCAGTTCCACGTGTGATCGCGGTATACGGCGCTGTCGGCTTCGGCGTGGCTCTTGATAGGGTCATCGATCACCACAAGGTCGGCCCGCCGGCCTGTGAGCGGCCCGCGGACCCCGGTAGCGAAATAGGTGCCGCCGTCAGTCGTCGCCCAGCGCCCCGCCGCACGATCGCCAGCGGCCAGACCATAGCCCAAAACCTGCGCATGCTCGCCCACCAGGTGCCGCACTTGCCGACCGAAATGCTCGGCCAGATCGGCGGTATGGCATGCGGTGATGACCGCGCTGCCACGGCGGCGATACAGCCACCATGCCGGGAACAGCACCGATACATATGTCGATTTGGCGCTGCCGGGCGGCATCAACACCATCAGCCGGTCGGTTTCTCCGGCCTCCAGCCGCTCCAGCTCAGCCAGCAGGTGCAAATGATGCGCCGCGGGTACGAGCGGCGCGAGCGCCGTTTTCGCCCACTCTGACAATCTTAGCAACGGCCCTGCCATGTGCCCGGGCCCGCGCCTCACTGTCGTTTGAAACGGAAAACGGCGCGCCGGACTTCCGTCCGCGCACGCCGTCGATCATGGCGGACCTTATACGCCAGAATGGGGTATTTGGGCAAGGAATAACTTCCAGAATCGAAGAACTTTTTCCTCGCCGCGTTTCGCTCTGCACGCAACGGCCTCGAACCCGTTGTCCTTGCAGCAAAACCCAACAATTCATTGATAACGTCCGCAGGCCTGCTCCAGTCACAATCTGCTCCCCATCAGCATCCCATCGCCTAAGCCGCAATTCAGCCGCAATTCCGGGGTTGATCATTCCGTGTTTTGTCGGTTCAATGCGCGTCGTTTGATCCGCACCATTGCTGCCTCCCTGGTTTCGGGTAAGGCGGCTCCTTCGTGGTCGTGTCCCCAACATCGGGCCACGGCACTGGAACGGGAATACGTTTGATGATCGACCGAGCAAGAAGCGCCCTTTCGGGTGTCGTCGTATCGGTTCTGC